GCTGCAACTATAAGAAGTCACAGAAATTATTTACTTACAGAATCAGATTGGATGGGATTAGCAGATGTCACAATGGCTGACAACTGGAAAACATACAGACAAGCATTAAGAGACTTACCAACACATAGCGATTGGCCTAACTTAAAAGATAGTGATTGGCCCGATAAACCTTAATGAAAGTTTTATTTATTTTAATAGTAACTATAGGAGGTCAGAAAGTAGATCAATCCTGTGAACAAGCATTATGTTTTAAATCTATTGATAGGTGTCTTTATTTTGCTAGTCGTATGAACAGACAACCAAAAGCTCCAGAAATTAAAGCTCACTGTCAGCATATAAATGTTGACGATGACTCAAGATGGTATAAATAATTATGGATAATAATATAGTGTATTTAAATCCTAAAAATAAAAATGAAGACATAGAAGCTGCATCAAAAGAACTAGCTCAATATCTTGTTAATCAAGCAGAGAAGGGTGTTCCGCTAGAAGCTTTGATAGGTCTTTTAGATGTTTATAAAACTAATATAACTCTTGAACTTTTAACATTTGAGGAAAGTTAGTATGGCAACCACAAAAAAGGGAACTATGAAAGGCCACACTATTAAAGGTGGTCATAAGCGTCCTACTAAATCTGGTGCAGGTATGACCAAGAAGGGTGTGGCTAAATACCGCAAGGACAACCCCGGTTCTAAACTCAAGACAGCAGTTACTGGTACAGTAAAGAAAGGCAGTAAAGATGCAAAGAGGCGTAAGTCATACTGCGCCCGTTCTGCGGGTCAAATGAAAAAGTTTCCAAAAGCAGCTAAAGACCCTAATTCTAGATTGCGTCAAGCCAGAAAAAGGTGGAAATGTTAATGAACATAACTGAACAAGAAATAGAAATACTTATTCAGAAGGCTGCTCAAGAAGGTGCTAAACAAGCTTTGAGAGAAGTAGGTTTGTCAGATAAAGAAGCTTATGATGACGTTAAAGAGCTACGAAGTTTATTAGATACTTGGAAGATTACTAAAACTACAGTAGGTCAAACAATAGCTAGAACAATTACTACAGCATTGCTAACCGCATTAGCTGTAGGTATTTACATGGGATGGGGAGAATAATTATGTTGACTGCATTAAACGCTTTACTAGAAAGATTTCAAGAGTTTTTAGTACGCACTAAAGATAAACTAGATGAACAGTCTACTTTAAAAAATAGGGCGTTAGTCTATGGAGGAGTTGTAGTTGTTATAGCACTTGGGATAGCAATCGCAGTTTAAAGGAATAAAATTATGATGGGATTTGTAGATAAATTAATTGGGCCTGTATCAAGTATCTTAGATAAGTTTGTAGAAGATAAAGATCAACGGGCTATGTTAGCACATGAAATAGCGACTATGAGTGAAAGACATGCTCAAGAAACTATAACAGCCCAACTAGAAATTAATAAAACTGAAGCTGCCCATACTAGTTTATTTGTAGCCGGATGGCGACCCGCTATAGGATGGGCTTGTTGTTTAGGTATGGTAGGTAACTTCCTTATAATTCCATTTGCTAATTTTTCATTAGCTTTAGCTGAAACAGATATAGTTGTACCTTTAATTGATTTACAAACTATGATGCCTGTTCTTCTAGGTATGCTTGGTTTAGGTGGACTAAGAACTGTAGAGAAGCTTAAAGGTGTTCAAAGAGAGAAATAATTATGGCTAGAAAAAGAGCATACAAGAAAAGAGCAGACTATCGTAAGGGTGGTAGAGTCCAATATGAAGTTGGCGGTTATCAATCTAGAGATGATTATTTAGGTGGAAGCGGTGCAGCAGGTTCAGGCAGTAGTGGAGGAGGTTTTTCTACACTTAGACCTAGACCTGCGGATGCTCCGCCTATAGCTGTATCAACACCACCGCCCGTAACTGGCCCTCAACCATTTACTCAAGCAGATGTAGATAAAGCTGTATATGATCTTAATAATAATTTAAAAACTGCTGACCAAATTGGCGCACAATATGGTTTTACAGGCGCACAAATTACAGCAGCATTGGCTGATATAAATGCAGCTTCAGGTTATACAGCCCCCGCTGCTCAGACTGCTCCTGTAGCTGCTACGCCTACGCCTGTTGCTACTACTACACCTACGCCTGTGGCTACTACACCTACGCCTGTGGCTGCTACGCCTACTCCTGCTACGCCTACTCCTGCTACTCCTACTCCTGCTGCTCCCGCTGCTGCTGCTCCTGCTCCTGCTGCTGCTCCCGCTGCTGCTGCTGCTGCTAAACCTTCTTTTACTCTAGAAGATGTAAATAAAGTTGTAGCTGATCTTAATTCAAAAGCAAGAACTGTTGATGAAATTGCCCGTGAATATGGTTTTACAAATGATGAAATTATAACAGCATTAGCTCAAATAAATACAGCTTCAGGTTACACAGCCCAACAAGCTGCGGATGCTGCTGCTGCTGTTAAAGCTGCTACTGATAGAAAGACTTCTATATCTGATACTACTAAAGATATTGTGGCTAAAAAAACAGCAACAAGTACAACAGTACCCGGAAGTTATATATCAGATTATAATCCAGTAAATACAGGTACTGTAGTTCCTCAACAAACTCCTACTGCTATTTCTCAAACAGGAACTGTTACTCCTGATGAAGCTATAAAAAAACTTGGTGTATTTAATGGTATTACATCTACCAATGTAACAGATGCTACTAGTGCTGCTATTAATAAAGCTACTGCTACTGTTGCATCTGCTATAAATGCAGGAACAGTTACTCCTGCTGACTATGAAGCTGCATTAGCAGGTGAGTTATCAACAACAGTTCCGGCTTTTGCAGGTAAACCTACTGAAGCTATAATAAGTGAGTTAAGAGCATTAACCGCTCCGGCTCAAGCTGCTCAAATTAGTGAGACTGAAGCAGCTTCTAGAAGAGCTTCAGGAGTTGATTATGTTATAGATTCAAATGCTTTTGTACCGGGAGTTACTGGACAAACAGCAACAGTGTCAGCTACTCCACAAGCTGAAGCTGCATCTAGAGCCGCTATCACTGGAACACAAGCTACTGCACAAGAAGCTCAAATTATAGATCAAGTAGGTTACACAGCAAGACAAAGAGCAACAGTAACAGGTGAAGCTGCTAAAGGTGCTGCTGCGGCTGTAATAGCTGCAACGGCTGAAATACCTAATGATATTGCAGCAAACGTAGTTGAAGACCCTGCGTCTGTCGCTGCTGTTGTAGATACACAACCTATAGAAGTACAAGCTGCTATTGCTGCTTTACCACCAGAGGCATTAGTATCTGCTCAAATGGAAAGTTTATTAGGCGGCATGGAGTCAGGTACTATTCCTGCTTGGGCTAAACCCGCTGTATCAGCAGTAGAACAAAACTTAGCTGCTAGAGGTTTAGGAGTTTCTACAGTAGGTAGAGATGCTTTATTTAATGCTGTTATACAAACGGCATTGCCTATGGCACAGAGTAACGCACAAGCATTACAAGCTAATGCCTCACAGAATTTAAACAATCAACAACAAGCTAATTTAGAATCGGCACGTTTAAATGCTACAAGACGTTTAAGTAATTTAGCTAATCAACAATCGGCTGCTTCACAGACAGCGCAGTTTGCACAGAATTTAAAAGTACTTCAAAGTCAACAAGGGCAAGAAGCTGCACTGTTGTCTGCTCAACAACAACAACAAACAAGAACACAAAATTTACAGAATCGTCAAAGAGCAGCAGAATTAACTGCACAAAACCAACAACAAACTAATTCTCAAGAGCTTGGTAATGCACAGCAAATGGAATTAGCTGAATTAGAAATAAAGAACCAGACTGAGCAACAAAATATGACTGCTCAGAATCAAGAGCGTCTTGCAGAAATGCAAGTAGCTGCTGAGTTTTTATCTAAGAATGCTGAATTTAAACAACAAATGAATTTAGCTAATTTAAATACTGATCAACAAATGAGATTGGCTAATTTAACTGCAATGAATCAAGCTGATGCTGAATCATTATCTAATGAACAACAATCAGAGTTAGCAAATTTAAATGCTAAAATGCAAACTAATCTTGCTAGTGCAACAATAGCTGCTGAAATGAATGTAGCTCAGTTAAATGTAAATCAACAAAGAGCTATTACAAATGCAACTACACAAGCAAGAATTGATTTAACTAAATTTACTACAGCACAACAAGTAGAGTTAGCTAATAGTCAGTTTATGCAAAATACTAGTATAACTAATATGAATGCTAGACAACAAGCAGCCATGCAACAAGCAACAGCTATGGCATCTTTAGACTTAACCGCAGCAGATTCACGTACAAAACTAGCAATAGAAAATGCTAGAAACTTTTTACAAATAGATGTAGCTAATTTAAATAATAAACAACAAGCTACTATATTAGATACTCAAATGTCTCAACAACAATTATTATCTGATCAAGCTGCTTCAAATGCTGCAAAACAATTTAGTGCTGCTTCTGATAATCAGGTTAATACGTTTCTTAAATCTCAACAAGATACAATGGCACAATTTAATGCTACTCAAAAAAATGCTATGGAGCAATTTAACAAATCAGAAAGTAATAGAATATCAGCTTTAGATGCTAACAACGCATTAGACGTTTCTAAATTTAACGCACAATTAGATTTACAAATAGAACAATTTAATGAAAACATAGAAAATCAAAGAGATATTTGGAATGCTTCTAATGCACAAGCAATAGAGCAAGCTAATACTAATTGGCGTAGGCAATCTAATACAGCTAATACTGCTGCTATTAATGCTTCTAATGCACAAAATGTACAAAATGCTTATGGTATATCTACACAAGAATTAGATTTTGTTTGGAACTCTTTAAGAGATGAAGCTACATTTTTAAGAAAACAACAACTAGATACAGCTAGTCAAAAAACAAATTTATATATTACAGCTATGAATAATGAGAGTAATACTGCTATAAATAGTACTGGTGTTGCTACTGGTGTTAAAACTTTAATTGATGGTATGTTTGATTAGGAGCTTTATAAATGGGATTCTTTAAAAAAATATTTAGAGGCGTTAAAAAAGTCTTTAAAAAAATAGGCAGAGGCATTAAAAAAGTTGTCGGTAAAGTTGGCAAGTTTATGAACAAGATAGGTATTGTTGGTCAAATAGCTATGGCGTTTATATTGCCGGGAATAGGGAATGCCCTTATGAATGGTGTAGGCGGTATTGCCTCTAGTATGGTTACTAATACTTTAGGGGGCATTGGCGGTGCTTTAGTTAGAGGAGCAGGGCATGTAGTCAGTGCTGCCCATAAATTTGTAACTGTTGGAAAGAATGCTTTTAATACTGTAACTAAAGGGGTTACTAAGTTTGTAGGAGAGTTTGGTAAAACTGCTTTGAATAAAATCCCCGGAGTTAATATACAAAGTGCTTCTAAAAATTTCTTTGGTTCTGGTGGTGCTTGGGAAACAGTCCAACAAGATATAGTTAAAAATGCAGGAAATATAGTTAATCCATTTAGAAGTAGTGTTGATATAAAACAAGGCATGAATATAAAAGATGTTGTAAGTACTACTGGGGTTCCTAAAAGCAAAATACAAGAAATGAATATTGGTTTAGATTTAGATAATCTTAAAGTTGGAGATAAAATAAATTTTGATGCTAATAGTATTGGCACACCTATGACGGGTGATCAAGTTAAAGAACTTACTGGTATAGACTTAGGCGGTACTACTCCTCGTCCTACTCCGAATTATGGGTCTAGAAATATAAGTCCAACTTATAATGCTCTTGATCCTGCTAATATTGATCCTAATACTGGTAATATTATTCCTCAATCTACTACTACTACTGGCCCATTTACGCAAGCCGAAATGGATAAAATGAATTTAGGTTATGATTCTAGTCAGTACACTCAACCATCAATATTAACTTCTCCTAATGTTTCTGCTGCTGCTGTGCCAGATGTTCCTAAAACTTTTTTACAAAAAGCCGGAGATGAATTAAAAGCCCGATATAATTTTGATGAAAAGCCACTAGCAGCAGCAGCTATAGCAGCAGGTGATATACAAGACGTAAGCCAATTAATTGATCCTGAAACATTAGAGTATGGGAGTGGTTATAGTACGCCAGTGTATATGGGAACAGGATCACAAGATATGGATGTAATGGTTCCAACAGCACAAAGAAATTTTAATGCTTATTCAAATATGGGACAGTATGGTTCTACATCTAGAATATATGATACTATTTTAATGAACCCTGTATCTACTTGGTCTAGAGATTTATCATCTAGATTTTCATAAAGGTAATAATTATGTTAAGAGAAATAACTTCTGATTTTGTAAACAATGCTTCTCAAATGAAGAGATCAGTTCCGGGTGAAGCTTTATCTAATGATCCTGATAATCCTTATCCGTTTGAAGGACAAACTGAATTTACTGTTCAGCGCGAAGCTTTAGAATATTTATTTACTCTTATAACAGATGAAGATAGAT